GACTTTTGTTGACGTTTTAAGTTCCAACCAGAACATTACACCATCTTTACAACCATAGCAGTCTGGAACACCAGGTAGTGCCCAACTCTCTATGCGAGTCCAAAAAATATCTGGTAAATTCTTTTTAATGGAGTGCCATAACTTTGATTCAGGCTTTACCAAAATATCAACCAACCAAGTAATAAAATTAAAAGAATTATTATCTTGTAGCCACCAAGCATAAGAAAACCTATCCAAAAAGTACGACTATATTTTTCTGGGTGTTGAGCATAACAATCAACAATAACCTCACTATCAAAATCTCTATTAGTTCTCATGGACACCTCTTCATCAGTTCCATCATTTGATTATAATACAACAGCCTAAACTCAAAGTCCTCAGCAGTCAGAGCTGCACGCCTCAAGTTTTCTATCCTACGCCAGAATAATTCGTCTGTCATAGGCAATGAATGATACTCATACAAATCTGGTCTAATTATTACTAACATACTTTCTCCTTTTCTAGACGGCTCACATGGTGGCAAGTATATCCATGCTTTACGCCTGATGTTGCCGTCTAACCATTAGAGCAAATGAATATACAAGACTAACAAGTGCGACCCAGTATATCCACAGTCGCCAGTGTTTAGATGCTCTAAAACCTATATAGTCCCATCTAATCTTATAGTCAAGACTTATTTTCTAATTCTTTTACTTCTTCAAAAGTAGTTTCAATACTGTACTGTTCCTTCAAATCCTGTAGCTTCTTCTCTACCTCATCTCTTGACATCGAGTCGATTGTACCTGTAAGAATTTCTTTCTTGTCCACATACAAGCCAGCAATCTGTCCACGCCTGGTCTCCGCAGCTACGGCAGCGTTCCAATTACCTGAAGCAGACGCCTGGTCTCTAATTCTTGCCAATGTAGACAACGATCTTTCCTGAGTACAACGATACCTATCAACGTTAGCTCTGATCTCTGAATCAATAGCTTTTGCAACGACAGGGTATAACTCGGGGTTCTGCAACCTGGAAGCCAGCTCAGTAGCACTCTTTTTGCTATATCCAGCTTCTATTGCACACTGCGATGCAGACTTTAAACCTTCTGAATGAACAATTAAAAGAATAAATTTTCTCTGTTTTGGTGTTATTTTAGGGTGAAACAACGCTTCTGATAAAGGTTGTGGTATATATACGTCTTTATTTTCTTCCATAATGCACCTTTTCAATAGATGTTTTCTTCAAATTGGTAGAAACATCTATAGAGAACGACGTTTATGCAAACATCTTTGGATCTTGACTAACAACTCTTAATGCTTTTTCTAAAGCTTCGCGTCCATCAGTCATAATGATTTCCCATTCTTCTGCAGTATATGCTCTATCGTGTTTTGGATTGTAAAATTTTACGTTGACATCACCACAATGGCGGCACTTATAAACTTTTCTTACTGGGCTTTCTGGTAGCTGTGTGTACATACCTTTTTATCCTTTGTAACGGAAATAAAACCACATTCTCGGGTAAATTTTCTTTGAAGTATATTGAATCCATGACTCTCATGTTTTCTAATCTATCGTATTGACTCGTGGTCCGTGATGCGAGGATCGCGTCCAATAAGTCTCTTTGCTTTAGTATCTCCTGGTCGCTCATTAAACACCTTTCATTTTAGCCCCCACCAGGCGATACCTGTGCAGGGGCTTCGGGAGTTGAAAACGTGAATTTTCTGTCCCAAACTATAATGGAAAAGATGCTGGTATGCAACTAAAAGGGTGGTTCATCACCCTTTTTAACGTCTACAATTGGTTTACTTTGGATAAATTTTGTAGTTATTGAACGATTCGGGGTCCAAGGGCGGTCCCCAATAGAAGTTGTCGAGTTTATCCGAAACCCCACCACTCCACGCTTGGTGGTAGTGCTTACTTTCATCGAGGTGCCCTTGTGAGTCACAAACCTTACACTGTTCAATTGATGTCTCTGCTTCAAATGATAATCTATGATACCCATTACCTTTACAATGATGACATATAATCATATCGCCTCCATAATATTTTTCTGATTCTTTCCCATCTTACACGGGAAGCAACCTCTTTCCAAGTCTTTGGTTCGCGCACCGCGATCTTTGAAACATGAGCATACTCTCGTAGTAATCGCTCTTTTAATGTCTTCTTGCTGCCCATTCCATACTCTCTTTCTCTTTGGCTAGCTTTTCTGCTTCCACTTTATTTTCTAGTTCTTCTACCTTTGCACTAAGATAATATCGCATGGACCATCTTCCTGCAAAAAATCCTAGTACAAACACGCCTAATATGGCGGTAAAATGCCATAAGTGAAACATGTACCCTCCTTTCTATTCATCATTATTTAATAAATTATAACATCTAAGACAGTACCAAACGTAAATAAATTTACCTTCTTCAGCGCCCATCATGTTATCGGTTAAGTATTCACGGCTACAACTATTGCAGCACTTTTTTTCATACTTCCATTCTGGTTTAAACTTTCGGTATGACTTAAACTTTGGCATTATGGTTTGTGTTCTCATGCCGCTAGTTTTCTTTTCTTAGCTTCTTTCTTTACTAAATATGTTATTTGCATACCTGCGGACCGATCGTCCTCTGATGCTATCTTCTTCAACAATTTATAAGTATCAATGGCGACTGCTACACTTTTAAACTTCTTAATATTCATCCTGTCTCCTTTAGTTTATGTGGTAACTTTGAATAATGTTCCTGCATTTCGACGTCACCGAAATCAAAAGCAGATTGTTCGGGTTCGTGAGCCACGGGCGGTGTAAACTTACGCCCTGAATTATTAGCTAGGTTACTCCACTCTAATGCAAACTCCATAAAAAGTTTTGCCATTGTTTCATCACCTAATCT